TTGGGGTGAATCGCTTCGCGGAGCAGGAACGGATCCTCGCGGCCGGCGAGCACGTCCGCATAAAGGCGCGCCGCTTCCGTGACGCGCTTGAACTTCTGCTCGCTGCGCTGGCGTTGGACCGCCATGAAACCGCGCAACTCGCTGTGATCGGAAATGTCTTCCCGCGTATGGTCGAACCGTCCAAGTCTTTCGAGTTCCATGTTTTCTCCTTTACGGTTCCTGGACGCCGACCGTTTCGAGCAGTTTGACGTAAGCCGTGGTCTGGGTCTGGCCGGCCAAGACCGGACCGCCGTTATAGCCGAGCGACCCGAAAGCGATGTTGCCGCGCGTGGCGTCGATCGTGAGGTTATAGGTCACGTTGGTGGTCGCATCCAGCGTTCCCGAGGCGAACAGACGATCGCCCGGGTTGATCTGCTGAATCGAATTGGGCGACTGCTGCGACTGTCCGATCACAGTCAGCGAGAACGTTCCCGTAAAGCGAAACGTCGTGCCGCCGCGATTCGAGTCGTAGGCGTCGAGCGCGACCGCCGGGCGCCGCCCGATGAGCACGGGCATTCCGCTGGTGACAGCCGAAGGACAAGGGAACCATTCGGCGTTGTCGGGTCGGTCCTGGTAGATCTCGTTCGTCATGCCGATCAGTGGCAAAAACTTCAGGGCTACCACCGAAAGCCCCGCGAGGATCGCAAGCACGTAGGACAGCGAGAAAGAGAAAAGCAAGACGGCGGGGATCATGTTAGGCCACGTCCCTTCTCACCGCGAGCTTCGCGGCGTCTCTCGGCATCCCGAGCGATTCAAAGACATCCACCGAGTCGCGCCGCTCCTCTTTGGCTGCGCGCTTGGCTTCCTTGAGCTTCTTACGCTCTTCCTTCGAGAGCTCGCCCGATTCACCGACTCGCGCCAGGCCCATGCCGACGACCTTGCCCGAGCCGGTGATCTTGGCGAGGTATGCACCCTCGGTCTTGGCGAGCTCCGCGACGCTCTCGCCAAATTTCTTGAGATCAATCGCGCCTGCTTCGGTGAGCGGAATCTCCCGCAAGGATTCAGCGACAATCTTGCGCTTGGCTTCGTTCGGTAGCGTCACGGCTTCGAGCAAGCGCTCAGCCTCTTCACGCGCATCGCCGCGTAGCGCGCGCTGTCGGAGCTCGGCGACCGGCTTATTAGCTTCCGCTACAGCCTCTTTCACCGCACTTTCGACCAGTTTTTTCACTTCATCAGGCGTCATGTCGCCCTCCAATATTCCGGCGCTATGCGCGCTCTCGGTCAAAATCATTCCGCCGGCGCCGGCGCGTGTCACCACGTCAACCGACTCGGCGGAAGTTAGCTCCTTCAAAACCGGCAGGCCATCTTTGGTCTTCCCGCTCTCCGCGATGCCCGACGCACGGATCGACATCCCGACATGCGCGGCTTTCTCTTCGACCATCTGCGCATGGTCGGCGAAAACTTTCATGCGAGCGTAGAGACCAGGCCCTTTGGCGTGCGACTCTTCGTACTTCGCGCCCGTGGTGAGCACGCCGGCCAAGTTCTTTACGTCGCCCTCCGGCCGTGCGGCTTCCTCGGCCTGGGTCGGATGGTTCAAGTAGACGTGCGTGCCAGGCGTGAAGACCTTCGGTCCGTCCCGCTTCAGGACCTCGGTCGGATAGAAAGCGCTCGATCCCTTGCCGGGGGCGATGAGCTTGATTTCATAATCGGCGCGCGCTTCCTTCAGCACGATCGGATCGAGTGTGGCGACGCCTTCGGCCAGTTTCACCTGGCCCGCGACGGCGGCCGGCCGGTGGGATTCAGAACCGTTGCCGTTCTGCCAGGCTTTCGGCAGGTACTTGGTCCAGCCTTTGCGTTTGGCGATACGGATGATCGAAGCTTTCAGCGCGTCGGTCGACTTGTTGTCGCTGCCAGCGCGCCCCATCGAATGCACAGCCGCCATGACATCGCTCGGCTTCAGGATCGGGAAGCTCTTCCCTTTGCCGGCGAAGTCGGAAGCGTCCGCGGCGTCGCGCTCGTCTTTGGAAATAAACCGCTCGCGCAAAGGCCGATGCTTCCAGTTGGCCGAGCCGGGAAAACGTTCGATGCGGTTGGATTCGGTCATGTCGTCATCCCCGTCGTCATCATCGTCATCGTCGCCGCTCATGTCGGCGTAGTGGTCGTACTCATCCGCCTCTTCGTCATAGACCGTGCGAGGGAGCACGTTCACGGCGGTCGCCGTATCGATCGAGGTTGTGCGCTTGCCGTTGGCGAGGCCGATCTCGTACTGAGCCTTGTAGGTGTCCTGGCCGCAACAATAGACCACGTCGCCCGATTCGTCATCGCCGAACACGTCCCGGATGTAGCACCACTGACCAGGAAACATGTCGGAAAGCGCGTCCTGGAGGGACTTGCAGATATCCGAGTGGGAGAGCTCCAGCGCCGCCGAAGCCTCGCGGAGTAGGACTTCCGCGAGCTTAGCGCGCTGGTCTGATATTTCTGACACTTTTCCAAATCATAAGGGCCGTGACTTGTTTTGTGAATGATTGTTACGTAACAATGTGTTGTGGCGTCACGAGCATCCTACATGCGGGATTACCGCCGAAGCTCCGCGAAAGCGATGCGTCATCGGGAGTTCAGGCGCGGGGTGGAAGCGATGCGGGCGGCCGCTCAGCAACTGTTCCGCTCGACCATCGGCGAGGGACAGATGGACGGTTATACCGCCGCTAACATGCTGAGTATGTTGAATCCGTCAGAGCCAATACAGAATCGAGACCTTGTCGGTGCCGGTGCCGAAAACCCAGGTCTGGTGTAGCGGGATCGTTCCGATCTCTGGAGTCGCGGCGTCAATTCGAACTACCACGCCGCTTGGAAGGTTTGCGCCGATCGTCGCGCTCACGTTCGAACCGCCGAGCCGAATGCTTGACCCGGAAGCGATCAGGATGATGCCGCGTGCCTCGATCAGGAGCGACGCGCCGGGTGAGCCGCCGACTTCGGAAAGGGTCGACGCCGCGCCGCCGGGCGTGATATCGGGCAGGCTTTGCAGGATCACTTTTTCTTTCCCTTCTGTTGCCGTTCCTCGATGTCGCTCATTTTCAAGCCAGCTTCGGCCGCCGCGTCAGCCAGGTAAGCCTTGGCTTCGGCTCTGTCCACGCTTGACGGCGGGCTGGTGAAAAGCTCTTTTATTTCGCCTTCGTGCGTGATCTCGATCGTGAGGCGATTGCCGGAAGCGAGCTGGTAGGAAGCGTTGACGGCTGCGCTCGGTTGCATGGCGCAATCCTATCACCAAGCTGGGTATTTTGCCAAGTTGAATGTAAATATAAGTTTTGCTAATCTTATGGCGAGATGAGGCCCGGTGTCCCGCCAACGCACCCTTTGCGTAAGAACTACGAACGTGAGCGGGTTGATCTGCGCGCGCTGCCACTCGCCTGCCGACGTCGTCCATCTGCTTTCCGCTGACGACTTCCCGGACGATTGGATTCGCTGCCCGGCGTGCTGCCCTGGCTGCTCTTCGCTCGGAACTCCTCGGCCAGCTTATCGACCGCAACATCCGATTGAGCGATCTCGCGACGCGATCGCCGTCGCCGAGGAACCGTTGCCACGTGGAGCATCTAGCTTTCCTCTTCAGGCTCAGCTATTCGATAACTGACAGAACAACGGCAGTTTGGATGCGCGGGCGGCTCGCTGTCGCCGGAATCGAAAGGCGCGTCGTCCGGTATCCAGTCCATATCGGCGTTGGCCTGGCACTCCTCGCAGGGATCATTCTCAGTTTCCCAGAGCTTTTCCACCTCACCCGGGTACTCGCGGGCGACGTCGCGGCCGCCGTCATGATAGGCGCCTGACACTTCGGCTAATGCAACGGTCTCGGCCCGGCTGGTCTCGCCCTCATCGGCTTCCGACCAACCTTGGAACGTGCTGCGCACAAGTCCAACCGTTGCCGCGTAAGTCAAGCCTTCCTTGAAAGCCTGATCGATGACATTCCCGACGCGGTCCTGTGTCGTGTCATCTAGTTCGTCTTCGAGCTCTTCCGGTTCCCGCGTCGGGCCAGGTAGCTTTCGTTTCAATGGCTTAGCTTCCGTCACTTCCTGTTTTGCCCTCTGTAATGATGGGACTGGTAATTGCTCAGAAACCCGATCCGCTCCCGCGTCATAAGCTGCGTTAGTTGCCTTACGGAACTTCACAGCAAACTGCTTATGCCGCATTGGAATCGTTGCGAGCGCCGCCGCCTTCTCACCGTGAGGAGCTACAGCATTGCTGGGAAGCGTAGCCCTTTGGTCCAGCGAATCCTTGAGGTGTGGCAGCCCCTTTTCCTCCAGGTTCTTCAATTGCGAGTTCCAGCGAATCCGTAGCCCTTTTTGGAGCTTTACCACCAGCGGATCGATAACCACCCGGCGATCCGGGATCGCCAGGCTTTCTCTCGACAGAAACTCGAACACGTCGGTGAGCTTAAGCAGCTCTTCAGTCAGGTTGACGTGCTTCGTGTCGATGCCCACGATCTTGCCACAGAGCTTCGCCGAGAGCTTCCAGCGAAAGTACTGGCCCTCGGTGTCTGCCATGTTCAGCTTGACCACCGACCCATGGTGAATCCATTCCTTATCGGGGTCGAACTGGAAACAGGGAACGGCGAGCAGGAAGTGAATCAGCGGGCCGTGGGTGACGACTAACACCTCATCTTTGCCATCGGCGAGCTTATTGATCGTTTGCCAGGCTTTTTCAGCCATGGCGTCGGGCGCGAGCTGGGGCGTGATCTTGCGCGGGATGTCTTCATCGAAAGCTTCGGCGGTTTGCTGGGCCCGGTTCATCTGGGACGTGATGATAAGGTCGAGCTTGATGTCTACCAGGTCGAAAAACTCGGCAACGGCTTTCGCCTGTTTCACTCCATTGGGAGTGAGGGCGCGGTCGATGGCTTCGCGGTCGCCTTCCTGGGCTTCGGCGTGCCGCATGATGTAGAGGTTCATCGGGCCGCGGCCGCCGGCTTTGCTTTCTGAATTTCTGGCAGTTTTCGCTTCCTCAGCAAAATAACGCCCTCGTCATCCATCTCCCAGATTTCGATATGCGCCGAATCAGTCATCACCGTCAGTTGGAGTCCATGTTCGTCGCGCACACGGATCAGCAGTTTCATTCAATCAGCATTATCGTGCTCTGCGGCCGCCAGTGCGAGATGCCTTCGCCGTTGTCGAGCTTGTAGTGCTCGCAGCGCCATTCCGTGCCGCACTTGGGGCAGGTCCACGTTTGGCCGTCATAGCTCCTGCCAAGCTCCTTCACCAGACGCTTGCAGCAGCACTCGTCCGGCTCGACCGTGTTAAGCACCGACCGTCGATGTCATCACCTCGCCGCCGATGACGTTGTAAGAATCGTTGCCATTGATCGTCGACGACTGTGACGGCGCCGCAACTGAGACGGTCAGCTTGGCGGTCTTTTTGTTGATGCCGGTCACGGCGACGAGCTCAGCCAAAGAAGAAACGCCCGGCGGCACGTTGTACTTTTTCCCGTCAATCGTGATCGAAACGTATTCGGTGGTTGCGTGGGTTGCCATGCAGCAACTCTATCACGGCGTCCCGACGTTGGGGGTGATGGTCAGAGTGCCTTCATTGAGCGCGTAGTCCTCGCCGCCGACCTGCATCACGAGCTCGCAGGGCATTTGCAAAGTTTCTAGGCCGGCCGATACGTTGGCGGTGTCCGATGGCTCGATCTGCAATGTCGCGCAGTTTGTCCCGCCAGATGAGTTCTGGATCGTGATGCCTGACGCGGGTGAGCTCTTTGTCAGCGAGAAGCCGTTTACGGCCGCATGGAAGTAGAGCGTCGCGCCGGAAAGATTCTGCGGGGTCACGCCGTCGAACTGGAAGACCGACAGAAAGAACAATCCGGTTTTGCCGCGAACCATCGAGAGCGCCAGCGCGGGAAACGCCATCAGCTTAGATTACCAGTTGCCGCGCCGCTGATTGCCGTGCCTGTAGGCGAAGCACTGGCCGCGGTGCCCATCGGACGAATCACAGTCGCGATCGGCGTCAGGCCCAGGAACTGAGGCACAACCTGAATGATGGTCGTCGGAGCTCCGAAGTAGGGTTGCGACAACGGGAAGATGTAAGTCTGCTGTAGGGTCGCGCCCTGGTGAAGCTGCTTGGAAGCTTCTACCAGAAAGCGGTTGCGCTCCAATGCGGCATAAGCTGCCTGGTCTGGCTGTGAGACCGGCGGTACCGGGAATGTTTGCTGCGAGACGCGCTGGTCGAGCTGCCGGAATGTTTCCGAATACGTCGCCGGTTGCGCGAGCACCAGCGGTTGAGACAGCGGAAAGATGTAAGTCTGTTGCCGCGTGGCGCCGTCGAACTGCGCGCGTGGACCCAGCATCAGCCAGTTGATATCCGGCACGTAGTAATGGAAGTCGGGCTGCGACGGCTCGAAAATGTACGTCTGCTGCCTGATCGCGCCTTCGAACCGCTTGACCACTTCCGGTTGCTGGACCGCTGGAACGATATAAGGCTGCAAGAGCGGAAAGATGTAGGTCTGCGCCGTCGTGACGACCGGCGGTTCCAGCCGCTTGACCGGCTCGGGTTGCTGGATGCTGGTGACAATGTAGGGCTGACTGACCGGGAAAATGTAGGTCTGCTGGCGCGTGGCTCCCTCGGTGCGCTTGACCAGCGGCTCAACGTATCGATTTGCATCCGGCAGGTAGTGATTGAATAGCGGCTGCGAGACCGGAGGAACGGGAAAGGTCTGCTGGCGCGTTGCGCCCTGGTGCAACTGCTTCGGAGCTTCGACGATGAAGCGGTTAGCTTCCTGGCGCGCGTAAGCCGCCAGGTTCGGCTGGTTGGGTTGAAAGACAGGGAAGGTTTGCTGTGTCGCCGGAAACTGAATCGGCGGCTTGGGGATTGGATATTGGTACATCCTAGTAGCCGACGATCGAATCGACGGCGCGCATCATGATGTGTTGTGTGTAGACGCTATTGACGGTCGTGCCGCCCGAGTCCTGATGCTGGAAGACTCCCATGTCCTCGTAGCCCACTTGCGACAAGCCCGGAAAAGACCCGACAACGCCATGACCACGGATCTGAGCGCCGCCAGGACTGCTGTTGTTTAAGGTCCAGTCGCCGCCTGCGTCGTTGGTGAAGGGGTCCGCAGTGACGGTGATGTCCAGCGTGTTGGTATAAGGAGAAACGCCGTCAACCGGGTTGGTACTGGTGTCATCGAAATTGTGGCGCGCGCCGGAGGTGTTCGACCAGTAGGCATTTCCGTCGTAAAGCGGGCTGGCTGGAAAAGCAGCGACTGTGCTGTTGAGCCCGTATCCCCCGTTTTTGGCGATTATGTTGTTTCTGATCACCGTCCCCATGAAGTAGCTGGTGGTCTGAATGCCATCGCTGGAGTTTCCGTAAATCGTGCAGCGCAAGACAGTGCACATATACCCGTTGGTCATCTGAATGCCCACTCCGGTGTTGTTGGCAATGAGGCATTCGGTGATCGACGACCCGTAAGCCACAGCACAAATAGCACCGACCGCGCCAGCGCCTGTCATGTCGTGGATGTAGCAGCGATGGATCACGTTGGCATAGGTCCCACAGTAAATCCCGTAGCCGCCCACGGCGCTCGTCGTCGGTCCGATCTCGCTATCTGAGATTGAATCTTGTTGATCTAGAACGACGGCCGAGTTTGCCCAGTTCTTCACGTGAACATTATTCAGCGAGGTAAATTGACTCGCCGAAGCGTCAACCCCTCTGGAGCCCGACAAATTGTTGC